TTAACTTCGATCTTCGAGATGATGATCGGCGTCCGCATCGATCCGCTCGCGCCCTTCGTCGGCCGCACGCGCCGGCCAAACTTGCGGCAGAACTCATAAACGCGGTTGATGGGGAGGATGTCCTTCTTTCCGGGGCGGAAGCCGCTGTCAATCAGCGTGAGCCGGATCGGCATGCCCTCGTACTCCGACGAGATGAGGTCTGTCAGTTCGTTTGACCATATGCGCTCGTCCGATGTGTCTCCTCGGATCGAGCCCCACTCAATCAGCGCGGAGGTTGCGCGCGGCCCCCATCCCCGGATCGTGTAAATGAGGGACTGCCGCTGCACGTCAACCGTCATCGTCAGGAACATGATGCCCGCCGGCACTCGCCCGCGCTTGTAGAAAGACCGCTTCCCCTTCTCTTTGATCGCGCCCCATTCGCTAACGACGCCGCCACCTGATGAGTGCAGTTCACCGAAGCCGGCGTTGACGGCCTGTTGCACCATCGCGTCGTCGCCCAGCGCCTTCGCCTCAAGATAGACTTGAACGCGCTCTCCAAATGTCTTGAACGGCGTGGCGAGACCGCTGACCCAGTAAGACAAGTGCGTCTCTGCGGCCGATCCGGTAACGTTCCCGTCTTCATCAACCTTCTGCCCCGGCGCGACGTAGCGCCCGCGCTCATTCATCCCCTCTTTGTGCCGATCAAAAATCTCGCACCCACAGTTCGGGCATTCGATGTATGCCGACTTTGCCGCCCGCATAGGCGTGACGTTCTCGGGATATCGCAAGAGCGCACTGCGAGGGACGAAATATTGCCGACAGTGCGGACACGGCCAGCACCAATGATGGCGGGTCCCCTGCTGGAATAGCTGCCAGATTGGGCTCTCAATATCGTCAGTCGGCGCGATGTCCCAAAAGAACAGCCCGGACCTCTCGTCCTTGACGAACTCAACTCGTCCCTTTTTTGGTGTTGACGTGACCACGCAGACAAACTCCGCATAAGTGTCGCCGCGACGCTCAACGAGGCCAAGAGGTCCGCCCTGCTGGTTTACGTTCCCCTTCATCTCATCGTACTCATCAATGAGCGCGAGCACAGCCGGATCGGATTTAAGGGCCGTGGATGATCCGGCGTGCGCGAGGCGGAACGGGACGCCCGCTATCACCTTCCTTGTCTTCGTCATCCGCTTGCCGCGCGCAACCTTGCTGGCAAGCGTCGGGGCTTCATCAAGCAGGGCCATAACGCGCGGCTCGAATTGCTCCGAAAGAAACTGCTTGTTCGGGCCAACGTACAGGATCGGCCCCGGCTTCTGGTCTAGCCGATGGCCGGCCACGTCAAGCATAGCCTCCGTCTTGCCGGTCTGCGCGGCAAAGACCATAACAACCCGCTTCGATGCACCGGAGGCAATGGCCCGCTCCGGCTCTACAACATACGGCGTCAGATACGGGTCGCGCTTGCCCGGCACCGCCGCAGTCTTCGGATACTCACGATTAGTCGCGCCCCACTCGTCAGGCGTTAGAATTTTGGATGGACGAAGAAGGCTCGCGATCCGCGTCCACGTCGCGCGCCTTTTTGGCGGCAGCATCAGCGATCTTTGCGAAGATGTCATTGATGGCAGTCTCAATCGTATTCCGGAACTGAAGGTCCCTCGTAACACGAGAAGCCAGTCCCGAAAACTCCGACCGCATCATTCCGCAAAGCTCCTCGATGTCGGCCATGTGCTCCGCGTAGTCGATCAGCACGCCCTCACGCTGCGCCGTACGCAATTCGACCTCTCGAACCTTTGCATCCCGCATCCGCGTCTCGCTCGCCGTGCGGCTGGTCTTGCGATTTTCGTCGCGCAGAAATCGAATGTACCCCTGCACAACATCGAGCAAATGGAATTGAAAGCCGCCACCGTTATCCTTCGGGCCTTTCTCGATCCAGCCTTCTTTTGAAAGCTGCCGGATGCGCTCCGGATCGAGCATAAGCAACTGCGCGGCCACGGTTGTAGAAATCAACTGGCCTCGGCTCGATGCCGGGGCCGGCTTTGCTTCCGGCGCTTCGGTGTTGGACATTAACGGCTCCTTTACCCCAAAAGAGGGGTCTATTGACATTTTGTGCGTTGGCCTATATTAAGGCCAATACCGGATGGGATGGCACTCCCGGCCGGCGGACCTTAAAGCAGGAGCACCCCAATGACACAGCAGCTTTTCCACAAAACCCACCCCAAGGGATACGCAACTTTTGCCGCCGCTCAAAAGCGCGGCGAGGAGGTTGCGGCTCGGGTTGGCACCGCCGCGAATTACAGGTGGGTGGTTATCGCTCTCCCGGACGGCCGCTTCGCGCCGATGGCGATCATCAACAACAGCGTCCCCAGCGGTCCCGGCATGTTCCTCGGAGAGCGCAACTTCTGCATGGCGAATTGACCGGCACCGGCCGGGGACTTGCTCCCCGGCCTTTTTCTTTGAAACAGGAGCTAACTCCATGACCCGCTATCACACGGAAACGACGGAGGCATTCGCGCGCAAAATAGCGTACCTCCTGCACTCGCGAGACCAGTCGGCAGATTTCCACGTCAACGGATCAGGCACGCCGGTTCTTTCCGCCCGCGACGCGGACGGGACGCTCTATCACATCACGATTAGCCGGGCGCGCGATCAGCGCGAGCGGCGATGATATCGCCCCTTACAATCTGGCGCGAACGCCTCGGATTGTCTGCACGCGGAGCGGCCGAAGCTCTCGGCTGCTCCCGTGACGCTTGGCGGCGCTGGGAGGCACACCCGGAAACTGCGCCGCTTTATATCACCCTCGCCATGCAGGCGATTGAACAAAACAGGAGCACATCGAAATGACAACTGATCTCGCCCTCGCCTATCTCATCGGCTTCGTCGGCTTCTTCGCCGTCGCATGCTTGGTGGGGCTCACATGACACCCCGCCCTCGCATCTGGACCCGAGAGGAGTTTCACGTCCTGTTTACGCTGATAGTCCGGCGCGTCGGCCCGCACACGCTCTGGTCGCGCACGCTTGCCCCCGGTCGGAGACTGGACGGGGCTTATAACCACCTCTGCCGCGACTTCGCCCAACTGATCGGCGCTTCCGATGGCGATGTGCGAAAGGAGGTTGACGCTCTCCTCCTGAGCCTAGCAGACAAGCCGCCGACACGCGGCCACGCCGCTCTCCGTCGCACCGCCGCTATTGAGGCCGGCTTCATCTTCGATCAATCAACAGGAGCAAGAGAGAAATGAGGCGAGGCCTACGCAACTACTTCATCGACCTCGCCCGCTGGTATCTACGCCGACAAGGCTGGGTTACCGTCTCGCCCTTCTTTCGCGGCGTCGTCCTCTCGGATTGCGTCGCGGCCGTTTGGCGATCTCCGGATGGGAGCGTGCAACTCGACATCTCCTGCCCTCCGCACCCCACGATCATAACGATGGGCGCAACTGTTATCGATAATCAGGAGCAAGGCTGATGCCTCTTGAGCAATTCATCGACCGCAAGTTTAGCGAGAAATCGCGCCGCGCACAGCTACAGAAAGTGCAAGAGAACTGGGACGACGTCGCGTCGTGGGTGGAGGAGAATTTCTGATCCATGCTGGAGTAATCGGTCCGTTATGGTGAAGGACCACACCTATTCCGGTTGCTGGAAGTCTGATTTTAGGGCTGGTGTCCAAAAGGCACCGGCCCTTTTGCTGGCTGCTACAGGAGCATCTCAGGATGAAAAAGACACATCAGGCAGACAAGCACGACCGCGCCGCGATTGCCGAGGCTGTCCGGTTTGTTGCCTCAATCTTTATCGGCACCGGCCGCTATGCCAAGCGCGAAACGGCCAGCCTATCAGAAGCCCGCGTTGCCGCCCTAGAGCTTGAAGATACTTTCGGCGGCAACCATCGCAAGCCGCTTGTCTACGCTATCCTTCCGGCTGGCAATCAAGTCCTCGTCCCCCCCGACTACAACCCATCAGCAACTCAACAGGAGCACCCCATCATGGCCACCAAATCGAAAAAGACCGCAAAGCCTGCCGCAAAGAATACCCCGGCGAAGAAAGCCGCAATCGCGAAAAAGGCCGCTGCCGGCACCCGCCCGCTCGGCAAGCGAGCCGCAATCGAGCAAGCCGCCAAGGACGGCAAGCTGCCCACGCCGCCGGACTTTACTGCGGAAACTCACGCGCGCTTCCGCCCGAAGCTCGACGAGCTTGTAAAGATGGTGCGCGCTAAGGACCTGAAAGGCTTGAAGGCGTACAAGATCAATCCGGTTAGCTCGTCTCCGAAAGCCCTCGACCGCTACCGA